TGGATGGTTAAGGCAAGGGCGTCGATTCTAGCGCGTAGTTCTGCGTCTAACGCCTTTTGACTGTTATACCCTTTCTCACATACTCCTCTACCCCAGAAGCGGCTAGGAACGACATCCCAAGGGAATGCGACAACAGGACGATCCTGCATCATGTAAGGGTTCTTCTCAGCCTTGAGTAGAATACCACCGTTAGCAATAACAACCATTGCCTCAGTGTAGTAGCTTTCTTCCTCTTCCTCGCTAAACTCTACAACCTCTTCATCTTCAGCATCAGGGTCTGCCATTGCTTCTTTAAGTAGGTGCGTAGGGACTAGGCCATAGTATTTGGTCAGTCTAACCTTATCCTCTGCAAAGGTAGTAAGGTCTTGGTCAGGCTCTAGGTCAAAGTCACTAGAGGCTATTGACAGGTGTTCATCACGGTATACACCGCTTTCCTGTAGCTGTTCAACCAAGTGGCTAGATACAAACTCATCTACAGCACAACCCAGTGCAGAGTTGATGTCCGTAGCTACTGGATCAATCAGGAAGTTCTGTGGCATAACAGGGCGTAGCTTAACACAAGTGCGGTCTTTAATGCTAACGCCTACCGCCTGTAGCTCACCACCCATGACAGGCTGTGTAGCGGGAGCCATCTCTTTTTCTTCTTCTAATACAACTTCCGCAATACCTGTACCAAATACTGCCGCATTAATCAAGCACTCTGCAACACTTTTCCGCACCTTGTTCTTAGCAAAGTCTTCCTCTAGGTAGCCACGTAGGGCTGCAATGTCGGCAGGGTTCTGATCTCTGACATCATCTTTAATGTCAAACCACTTGCCACGGCCAAAGGTGGCTTCCTCTAGTTCCGCTACAGAGGACTCTACTGCTTGCTGTAGTGCAGGGGATATAATCTTAGATCGCTCTGACTGACGGGTCTGATCCTGTGCTGACCACTGACCACGCCATAGGCGGTAGTATTCATCAAATCGTTGTGAGTAGTTAGCTTCGTAGTGATCACGCCAACCGTCACACTTCTCCATGACCCAACCTTCTAGGTCTTGCTCCAGAGTAAAGTTATCTGCGCCTTCTAGTTCCATAGTTAATACCCTGCGTATTTATCTAAAAATTCGTAGTCCTCATCCTCGTAGTCATAAGCATAGCTAACCTTGGCTAACTGATCTATGTATGCTAGTGAGTCTATCAAGTCATCGTGGACTAGTGGATTAGGAAACTGAAACAACTCGTCTAGGAACTGAGTATTCCACTTCCCCTTGTTTAATGTTATGTTGCCGTGTTCAAAGCGTCCTTGTAACGCCCACACGATTCTATCTGTCTTCTTCTTGTTACCGTGGGTAAGTTCCTCTATACGGAAGAATCGTTGGTTCTTCTTCATCTCATCGTTGAGGTAGGGGTATACAGCGTTCTTTAACGCTCCTTTCTCAATACCGACGGCAACAGGTTGATAATCTCGTACCGCTTGGAAGATACGTCTAGCTGTCTCTTCAACGCCCCACCGCCCGTGGATGATATTGCTAACCCACCAACCAGTAGTACCACATTTAACAACCGCAATGCTTGTTTGGTCAAGCCTCTTTGTTTTGGTTGTGACTTTCTGTACGTCTGCAAATCCTGCCAAATCGACAGCGATATAATAATCACCGTCAGCAGGTTCTTCCTCACAAAACTTAACATCCTCTTCTTTAAAGAGTTCACTACCGTGGGCCTCAAAACTTGCCATGAACTCCTGTCGGAAGGAGAAGGCTGACATACTCTTCTCAGCAGCTTCAATCTCTTTTGGGTCTAGCAACGGGTTGTCAAAGCTAGTGTAGTGATAACCCTTGAATGTAGAGTCTTCAGATACACTAGCGTATGTATATAAGTCGTAGAAGTGGTTACGTCCCATTGGCGTACCAATGAACATCGCATCACCCTTCTGATCCGCAAGAGCAGGGCGTAGGATTTGCTCCCACACCTCTGGCTTCATGTCAGCGTACTCATCCATAACCAAGAACTTTAGACTAACACCACGCATAGTCTCAGGTCTATCAGCACCCTTCAGCGTCAGCAACGCACCGTTGATAAACTTAATCTGTAGGTTGTTGACATGGCTTGACGCTATAACGCTATGGCCTAGCTCCAGTAACATCTGCCACATAATGTCCCTAGCCTGTCCCTGTGTAGGGGCAACGTAGAACACCTGACCTTTCTTAGCTGACAAGCAGTTCAGTATTAACGACCAAGCAGCTAACCTACTCTTACCTGTACGTCTACCTGCGGCAATAACCTTAAACCGTGTAGGGTCATTGTAGACCTCTTGCTGCCACGGCAGTAGCTCAACCTTTAAATCAGTCAAGCTAGTACGTCCACATTACAGGAGACTCGTTACCGTCCAGACAGCGGATGTCAACATGGACAAAGCTACTAGCAACTCCAATTCCTGAAAAGCCCATTTTGATAGCCTCCTCAACAATCTTAAACCGCTGCATACCGTCTCTGACTTTAATGTCCGCTGCAATACCTTGGGCATGAGTTCCTGCTTTCTCCTTCTTTGCTTCAATGGGGTGGTCTTCTGAACGATAACCACTGGTGATAACAAAGGGGAATCCACACCTTGCACGTAACAAATCTAACTTCAATAACAATCTATCACTGATCTCATTCTCTCCTGTGTATTGACAGGCGAACTCTTCTCTAGTGAAATAATCAAGGTCTTCATTGATATTATACATCTGTGTACTCCCCTTCAATGGGTTCTTCATTACCGCTTATGACGGTAGTCTCGCCACCGACACCAGTAATGGAAATATTAATAGCACTCTTACCGCCACTAGCCTTGTCTTTTTCGAAATAGCTAACGGGTAACAATCTATCCATGCACAGCTTCCAAGCTGCTGCCTGATTCTTATGGTCATCATCTAACGCTGCATTCATTATAGAATCTAACACCTTCTTACTCTTAGGAGATGCTAACATCCTGGCTTTGTATTCGTTGATGATGGCGGCATCACCTTTAGGTCTACCAACGCCTCTGCGTTGCCCCTTGGTAACACTCTTGATCTTCGCCTTCTTAGGTCTTCCTATCTTCTTTTCAGTCACAGAATTGCCTCTATTGAGATACTATGTAGACTATGTAGTCGTTAACGCTCTGTTGCTTTAAAGCACTAGAGACTTTAAAGCTTTAAAGCATTAAAGACGTTGTAAGGCTAAGAATAATAATTATTTGATCTTAAATTCCTCTTTAACGTCTCTAACGCTTTAAAGCTTTAACGCTCTGTTGCTTTAACGCTTTAAAGCTATATTACTTTAACAACTTAAACACTCTTTAATGAACTATATAGCTATTATAGCATACTTTTTAACAGAAGTCAAGCATTATTTACTGGTATTGTTATAATAGTTACTAGGTTAACACACCACAGTTCCTTTATAGGCGGATTCTGGTTAATAACAGCGTCTCCGCAGTGGCTTTTTTATTCCTTTATTATCAACTACTTAGCTATATAGCCTATAGCTATAAGCACCCTTGTTTTAATAGCCTATTTTACCTCTTTTTTGTATCTGGGCGGGTACAGTAACAATCCTGCGACGCTGACCCCCTCCCCCGTCCCTCTCTAGCATAGGCTACAGCAATTGTCAAGGCTAGAAAGTGACTGTATAGGCTATATTGGTCACTGTAGATGCTGGACAGTCGAGTGTGAGTATGCTAGTGGGTACTGTATAGCCTACCATGACCAGGTTAGCCAATGTGGTCACACGATGTAGTTGACTATGTAATAGCTATGTAGTATTCGCACGTGCGCGCGTTAATAAATAGTAGCTATAGCATTTGGTTATATGCTTATAACATAATGGTCTATAGATGCTATTGATCTTGTTTGACAATGTAGTATTATGTATACATACAAACAACGACACACTAAATAGGTGACACAATGAATAGCGCAATGATACGCAAACAAAAAAGAGAAGCTAGAATTGACTTCCTAGTCTCTGCGATTGGGTGGTCTACCATAGCCGCCATTAACTATTTACTGTTTACTGGTGTTTATTTTATGATCAACAATCCACTATCGA